GTGGGGTAGCTTTCTTTGCCACTCTTCCATTAGAAAGGACAACTGTATTTATTTCTTTATCATAGTAATCATATACATCTATCCAATCCTCATCGTCATAATTTTCGTTTCTTGGGAGTTTAATATTATACTGACTCTCTACTAGGTCTTTGGATTTCTTGACTTTATAACAAGCCCACTCCAAGCCCTCACTACCGAGTGACCAATAAGTGTGCATTGGATCCCATGGAGTAATATCTACATAAGTTTTATCATCTTTATCTTTTGCAAGTAATGCCCTTCCCGAATACCATCCTCTCAAAGCTATATACCAAGCGAGTTGGTTTTTAATTGAAGGCATTGAGGATCTTTTAATTCTTTCATCAGCACTTTTTAATATACCTAAAAAGAATTTTTCTTTCAAATTATTTTTCTTTCTGTCGCCTTCTTTTTCAGATACATTAGGAATCCTGACTACCATTTCACTTCCTGTAACGAAAGAAATTATTTTATCTGCATAAGTTGAAGGTTCGTTTGATGTGTAAGATTGGTAGCCGTCACCTGCATCATAAGGATCAAGCCTATAAAGGGAATAATCCTTATCCATTCTGTTCCTTAATGGTTCAGTAGCCTCGTAATGACTCTCTACTTTATCTATAATCTGTTCAGGTTTTATTCTTTTTGCCAAGTTACCATCTCTTTACACGAATTGTACTTCTATTTTCAATATGAGCATAACCAAAATGATTAATCAAGCCATATATTACGGCTTTCACCCCATGATTATACTTATCTTCCGGCTGATTGCCAACTATATTTCCATCACGATCTGTTTTCCATTTGTAAACAAGTGTCTGTCCATTAAAAGGATTAGGTGCTGCACCAAATTCTGACAATATACCTTTGCATTGTTTGTTAATTATAAGTCTTGGCTCTCCATTTGGGGCAAGTTTTAACATTGATTTTAACTTTTCAGTACCATCATTTATCTTAACTTTTTCTGAATCAAGAAACAATCCTGTTTCATTCATCCATACTTCTGCAGGTGCACTCATTGCCTGATGCTGATATCCTGCAACATCAATAACTCCAAACTTAACATCCTTCCACCATTCTCTATTCTGACAAATATTAATCATCTCTTCCGTAATAAGTGACTGTTCATAGACTTCATCGATAAGTCTAACCTGATCATTGACGATCTGTATCGCTTCGATAGCATAACCGCCTGCATATCCGGGGTCAATCCACAGGTGCACGGGTTCTTCGGGGATATAGCTAGCTGTTTCTGATATATGCTTGTCAGGTCTAAATTCTTGGAATACGACTCCCACAGGAGGTGAAGGAATACCTTCAATCCTCTCCATAAAGAAAGCATCACTAGCTTCATTTTTAAGCTTTTGTATTTCAGGGTCATCTTTACCTCCCGGATATAAGTGTTTATTGGTATATGAAGGGAGAGAAAAAGATTTTTCATCTCCTTCTCCGTATTTCCATGCCTGAAACATGGAGGGGTACCACCCAAGTGATCCCTCAAATGTACCTGCTAGGAACATCCATGCTGCTTTTGGTGCACATCTTCCTCTAATCCTGTAATAACTTTCTAAATCTAGCTGAGATGCCTCGCATCCTATAATTCCATCAGGTGCTCTCATGGCTAGAGTACGGGGATCTTTAGCTGATTTAGTTTCTATTACAGTACCATCAGATAATTCTATCCTGCCCGGATCTACTCTCTTAGAGGCCTTCTTTAAAAGCCCTAATTTCCCAAAATCCTCTACTAAATATTCAAATTCCGCCCTAGTTCTGCCGTAATCTGCAGCAACTAGCCAATATAATCCCTTTTCTTCTGTTTCAAATACTCTTTTAAGCAGGAATTTACTAGCTATCATGCTTTTACCTGCCTGTTCTCCACCTGCCACAAGGGTAAATCGTTTATCTGATTCCAATATAACTCTCTGTTCATCAGTAGGTTCAAATTTTACTGTCCCATAAAGGAAATCAGTTAATTCATTTTTTGTCTGAGTCATTAATTATGTCCTCTGCCTCTTTAATTGCATTAGGTTTTGGCTTTTTTATCTTTTTTGATTTAGCCATCTTCCTAAATTCGGATATAAGTTGTCTAGAATCATCACCTGTATTATCAGATTGTTTATATCTTTCAGGTAAATGGGCATTTAACATAGTAATTAATAACAATGGCCTCTTATAATCATTCTCTACCATCATTTCATCTATTAATCTGAAAGCATTACTCTCTAAACTTTCTCCAACTGCTATTTTTTCTTCATCAAATCTCTGTTTAAACTCAGGATCCTGTTTAAACCATTCATAAATAGTATCTCTGTTTACTTTTAACCCTGATATAGCTGAAGAAATTGTTCTTTGCTTCTTGTATTCGTCTAAAAATTGCTTCTTTATCTTGTCTTTTTGCTTATCTGTATATGCCATTGACCTGTCCTCCTACATAAAATATAATAACTGTGTTGACTTCTATAGTCAACTATCTCCTTTTCATTAAAAGGGGAGGCAAGTTTTTTCAATTTAATTCCCTTCCTCCCCTTTTTCCTTCTTTTTTCTTTGTTTGTTTTCTTTTTTCTTTTCTATTTGCTTGACTACTTTTTTGCTATTGCAGTATAATTTGCAAAGGGGAAGGGAACATTTACCAAATAGCTTTGTTATCCCCTTTTAATTGGGGATAACAATTGCTATACCACATAGCTATTAGTAGCTACTACCAATCTCTTTTTGCAAAAAAATTCTGTCACAGGTAGGTGTAGCCTATATTCAAGAAAGCTAAGATATACCCCCTTTGGTCTTTTCGCAACTGTATTACCTTGTAGCTCCAAAAGCAAAAGCGAAAAGAACCTAGCAGGGGGCATACCATCAGCTTTCTTGCGAAGTACATAGCAGGTGGGATAGCACTCATTGCTTCGGCTTCGCCGAAGTTGCTTTTTTTATACTGTCGGATTTGTAGGATTTTATAAGCCAAAAGCAAGAGTGAGTGCTATTATCCACACCTATGCTATTGTACTTCGTTGCATGATTTCAGCTTGACAAATGCTCTGAATTTTTTGCAAACACTTGGTTAGGTAATCGAAACCTGTCAAAAATTCAGAGCCTTTGTATTTTGCCTTGATCGGTCGTTTCCTATCGTCATGGATTAGCAAAGGCAAAATACCGATTGCGTGAAGGATTTTTCGTCGGAATTTAACAATGGCAATCGGTATCGTTTTTGAGTGCCTGTCCATTTGGTAATACAAGCTTTATCATGCATTTATGATTTTGGTACTTGGTACTTTTTGTATTTGGTCGTGCCATAATTTCCTTTGGTGGCATTTATAAAGCGAATTAAAATATAATTCCCCCAAAATATGCAAATCAACCCCCAAGGGAGTTGCAGGAAGGGTGCCCCTTCGCAACTGATTTGCATATTTCTCCTCCTTATATTAGAAGTCGCAAGTATTATAAATGCCATTCACAAAGGAAATTTTTATGGCAGACACAAATTTACAAAAAGATACGCAAGTATCACAAAAGTCAGAAATGACATTGGATAAAGCATTGTATTATATCCAAAATGGGACAGGACAACAGTCAAAAAGCGATTCGCCTCTTGCAGTTGTTAAAGTTCCTAGAAAGAATCCTTCAGCGATTCAATCGGGTATTTATGCTTCATTGCTCAATCCTATGACAGATAAGGAAAGAGCCGATGCTAAGGCAATAATAGCAAATGCTACTCCTGAATTGTTTGACACGGTGTTTTTCGATGACATAACACAAGTATGTTTAGCAAATAATGTACAAGCGATTGTCAATATGCTGAAAGTCATACAAGCTATGAAGTAAAGTAGCTATAGGGTGGGTGTTAATAGCACCCACTCTATTTTTTTTGCAAAAAATAGCAACTAAATGGTTTTGATTGAAGAGCCATCGTTGGCGATGGTGTTGCCAAATGTTTTCAGAAAACAAATACCAATCGCATCCGACTCCCTTTGCAGGGGGGATTTTTTTTTTGAATGTTATATATATTTTTTGAGCAATTCACTTTAACATATTGCTATTCGCATACGACTCATTAGCAATATGTTTTTCTCTTGCTATCAAAAAATATATATTTAACATTCAAAGGAAAAAAATATGTTTGATAAATTTTGGTTTATAAATAAGAACGATGTTCGTAATAAGCATAATAAATATGAGTACATAAATCGTGAAACTGAGGTGTATAGTTCAGATACGATATGTAATTGTAGTTATGTTTATAAATGCAAATGCAGTAAGGATAATCCTGTAAATAGATTATCTGACGAAGGATTTGGCAGAGTACAGGATGAGTTAAATCCTACTCAGCAGGAAGATTACGATGCAGTATATGGTAGACAAGATACTATAGATAATAACTTCGATAGCAATGACGACATAGAAAAGGCAAGTAAATGAATTATATTCCATTTGATTCTTGTAATAACTGTAAAGAAATTCCTGTATTTCATCCGGAAGAAAATGTATACATGCCTGAAATAGATTATTGTGATCAGCATGATCCTGATCTAGATCCTAACGATATGTATAGCACAAACAAGGAGGTTTGATATGAGATTATTAGTTACAGGGTCAAGATACCTTAATGATTATAATTACTTTAGTAAAGAAATGGATAAATTCTGTAATTCTCATTCGATTCCTACTACTGTCATACATGGTGCAGCACGAGGTGCTGATACCTTAGCAAGTAGATGGGTTCGTGAAATGAACAGCATGAGAAACCATGACCCTATTATTACAGAGATAGAAGAGCCTGCGAAATGGAAATTGCATGGTAAGGCAGCAGGCCCAATCAGGAATCGGCTGATGTTAGTTGAGCACAAACCTGATATGGTCTTAGCTTTTCCGGGTGGGAAAGGTACTGCCAATATGATTAAGATAGCTAGATGGAACGGAGTACCTATAGTAGATTTAGAATGGCTTGGGTATAGAGGGTATTAGTTTATTATATTTTGATTCATTTTTTTTAACATTTTATTTTATCATACTTATCGCATACGGCTTTCTAAGTATGATGCATAAAATTTGTTAAAAAAAATTAGAATCAAAATATAATTTGGTTTTATTTTATTATTTATTTATAGTTTAGGAATTAGTTATGACTCTTACAAAGCAAGAACTTAAAATTGCAACAGAAAATTTGGATTGTAATCCTGATGTGTATGTAGCAATTACAATAAATGATTATGTACCCTATCCATGGACTTCAGATGACATACAGGAATTACTTTGGGATTCTGTATTAGATAATATCATTCGTATTTATCAGGAACATAGATTAGAGAATAGATTATGAGTAGAAAACAGACTAAAGAAATTAGAATAGAACACAGCTTCAGCTTTGGCACCTGCCATTGTAACAGTTGCTTTACTGCAGCAAAGGTAAAGTTAGAAACTAAACGAAATGCAATCAAGTTTAACCCTGACCCGATTGGTGCACAGGAACTATACGATGGCATGGAAGATGATTTCGTAGATGAATATGGGGATGAAGTATTGAAATAAATTATTACATTATAGGTTTAGAAGTTGCCTGTAATGTATATCAACACAGTCAGGCAAATTGCAATCCTTGATAGCAAATAAATTACTACATAATATAGTGAGGGATTTGCCTGACTAAATTTTTATTACATAAAGGAAATAAAATGAAAGAAAAAATAAATTTTGATAATGAATTGGAATATAATGCTGATGAATTATTAAAACAACAGAAAAAAGAACATGAAGAAATGCTTGATACTTTTAATAATGTATTAATGCCTAAGATAGAAAAGATAATTGAATGGCATCAGAGTAGTGAAGATAAACATTTAATACCTGATGTATACAGAGAGTTATTAATCGGCTGGTACTTTACTAACAAAGGACTAGCTACTAATTGGATTGATAAAGAGTTTAACTCTAGTAAAAATATTTATTAATAATTTAATTAAGGGAGAAATATACTTATGGAAACAAAAGTAAAACCTAAATTAGATCCTTATGCTGATATAAGGAAAGTATCTCTAGTAGGTACAGACGGCACTAGCTCTTCAGCTTTTGCAATTCAAACCGATACAGGTAAGAAAGGTAAAGCTAAATGGGTTGAAAGAGGTGTTGTTAGAGAGGACTATTTATTAGTTCCTAATCAGCAAGTGTTGGATATGTCACAACATATCACAACAGAATCACAACTCAATTGGGAAGTGAAAAAAGAATTTTACAATGGTAGGCAGTACGGCATATATTATACATGCTTAAGCAAAACTCATACCATTGATTCAGAAGATGGCATTAAGAAAGGAGATGTTGTTGCATTAGGACTTCACTTTCAAAATAGCTATGATGGTAGTAAGGCTCTTACAGCAGGGTTACATCTAGAAAGATGTATCTGTGATAATGGTATGATTACCAACCATGGCTTGAGTAGTGTAAGAATATTACATGACAAATCAAATGCTAAATGGGAAGAAGATGTTGAAAAGATACTAGGATT